CTCTGGGGTGTAATCTCGAATAATCTCTTTTAAAAGCTTTAACTCCTGCTTCATCGAGTAATGAATACGGGATTGCACCGCAGACATGACCTTTAGGGTACGCTCTAAAATTGCCAAAGTTGTACCGACTGGGGCGTTTGCAGACATATCCGCAATCTTCATATCGCCTGCGGAAGCGAATCTGCGACCTTCTTCTACGATAGTACCGAGGAGGGAATACAAGACCTGACTGGGTTCCTTGTAAGGAAGAGTCATTAGGTTGTCTTTTATTGCTCCCGAAGGAACGTCTACGTCTCTAAACTCACCTGGACTTATTGGGGTGTCGTCCCCTTTAACTCGCAATCCACGAGTCTTAAAGCCGCCTGGCAGATTCGAGAGGGTTCCAGCATCGACCAATTGTCGAATAAGTGAGGTGCCGCTTTTTGCAAAAGCACCAACAAGATGGATAAGACCAAAGCAATAAAAGCCGAAGCCAGGAACATAACCATAATGGACAAAATGATTTCTTTTTTGGTGTGTTTCATCTTCGGGTCTCCAATTTCTACGGATAGACAGAATGGTCTGTGTACCCTTTTCAATCGTCACGACATACGGAAGAGCGATGCCTGTCTTTTCTCCGTCTTCTTCGTCTTCGTAGCCTGGAAGATCTAGATCTACGTGCATCTCCAAAAGCTTGTAGCGATCATCTGAAGTCGCACGAAAACCCATCTTTTCCGCAATTTTCTTTTCAACTTCGTCTAATGCACCGCTGGGTTCTTCTAAATCTACGTCCCTGTAAAAACCTGCAAACTGAAGTCGTTTAACTTCGTTTTCGGTCTTTCTCATGACATGAGTTACACGGGGAGATTGCTCTAGACTGGAAGCTCCATACGGAACAACAATGTCTTCGGCAGGGATAAACATCGACACTTGGCGGTCTAATGCGGGATCAAAATAAACTTTCTTAAAGGCGTTACCTGAAAGTCCTAATCCCCATATCATTCTTTCGTGTTCAGGTCGGAATTCTGTCATCACATCTGTCAGCTGGTAGTTCATATCATCCTGAACTCGCTGGGCAGCGTCTTTTTTCTCAACAGTTTCTTTTCCAATAATTACAGTCTTAACAGGACCAGCCGCTGGGAAAGTCTCCATAATAGTCTCGGCTTGGAACTTCACGAGTGCTTCGGAGAGGAGGGGGTGATAGACGCCGCAGGCACCTTCCCACGGTTCTGTCCGCTCTTCGATCTTCATTCCCAGAAGTTCAAGTCCGTCTACATAAGTTTGGATCCAGTCCTTACGGGCTGAGATGTCTTCTTCAAAATCTCCAAGTAAATCCCCCGCAATCTCTGTCAACTCTCCTTCGGACATATACTCCGCAAGGTTGGCGTCAAAGTCTTCATCGGACGGTTCAGATTTTTCTAGCTCAATCTCCATGCCGTCAATCCCAATTTTTATAGCTTCAGGATCTACAATCTCAATCTCGATATCGGGTTCTGTAGGTATAGAATCAATCCCTACTGGGGCTTGGTATAGACTTTTCTCAATCATAATATTCCTTAGTAATATGCTGCTTTACGCCTAAATAAAATAGGATCGTCTGGTTCGTCTGTTTGCAAACGAATAAATCCACCTTTTCTAAAACGAATTAACGCCTGTGTACTAGAGTCCACTAAGTCATCATGTTCTGAATTAGGAAAAGCTGCCATCTCTTCTATTACTTCTTCCGCCCATCGTTTTGCTGGCGCCCACACTTTACCAGACGCAAACAGATCTGACACCGAATTAATACGAGCTATCTTATCATTACCCCTAGTGGGAGTAAACTCTTGAACTGGTATTCCACGCTGTCTTAATTCATATATTAGTGGGGAACCTGCTGCTTTTGCCTCCACAACGAAGGCGTCTGGCTCCCATTCCATATAATATTGGTACGCCCGCTCCTTTAGTTCTGGGAATTCCATCCGTTCTTTGAACGAATCTAGCAAAATAACGTTGGGATCGCTTTCATTCTCGTTCATATAAAAGACGCCCCAAGTCGTACAGGCTGAATAGTCGCTTCTTTCGTTTTTTGTGAAGGCTGTATCCCACGACTGAATCACAAAATTACATTTTGGCGGTCTTTCCTCTGTCCATAGCTTCCACCATTCCCGTTTTACAATCGCTCCTTCTTCCGAAGTCGGTTGTTGTTGGTACTGTGCGTTCCATTTTGACAGCGGAAGTTCTAATCTCAGGGCTTCTAGCTCTTCTAAGCTCCAAAATTCGGGCCAAAGCGGGTTTCCAGAAGGGAGAATTGCAGGAAAGTCGATGATTTCCCACTCTTCCCCGTCCTTATCTATCCAGCTTTTGACAATTCTTCCCGTTAAATCCCGTTTTGCCCAGCGTGTCATAACAACAACGATGCTTCCACCAGGTTGGAGACGCTGACGAGGACCTGATGAGTACCACTCAAAGACTTTATCGTAGATTTCTGGGTTAGTCGCCGCTATTGCAGCCTCCTGCTCCGAGTGTGGATCGTCAATAATAAGTAAATCCGCACCTTTACCAGTTACCGTACCCCCGACCCCGATAGCAAAATACTCTCCGCCATGGTTTGTACTCCAGCGACCCGCTGCTTTGGAGTCCTGCTTCAGTCCTACGTTTGGGAAGACCGTAGAATAAACCTCTGAACCTACTAAGTTCCTGACCTTTCGTCCAAAACCGACCGCCAATTCCGCAGTATTAGAACACTGGATGATCTTCTTATTAGGGTACTTTCCTAAAAACCAGGCAGGAAGAAGAAAGGAGGCAAACTCAGACTTAGTATGACGAGGAGGCATATTAATAATAAGGCGTCTAGTTTTTCCATTTACGATCTCCTCAAATTTCTTAGCCATGACCTTGTGATGTCTGCCATCTATAAAGCTGGGCCACATCTGTTTTACAAACGGCAAAAAGTTCTTCTCCGCCTTCTCTCTCATAAGAGAATCTCGGTACTCCAAGGCTGTCTTTAGGAGTATCTCCTGTTCCTCTGGAGGAGCTTGCGCTATTAGTTTTTCTAAATTATTCAAGTAAGTCACTTAGATTTCTAAACTTAATTCCAGAAGGTCTTAACGTCCGCCGCTTATTTGGGATCTTTTTACAGGCACCGATCTTGACTAACTCATTAATCAGGCGGGATACGTTACTACGACTCTTGTCTTTAGAGACCATCATAATCTCATCTATAGAAGGGCTATATCCATACTTCTTCCACCACATCTCTATCACCAGATAGATATCCTGTTGGCGGGGCGTCATTTCTTAGCTCTTTCTATAACCCTGTTTGCCAGGCACTTAGACTCTTCTTCCCATATCGCCCGCTTGATTGACGTCATAACACGGAGCAGGGCATCTTTGTCATTCTTAAGAAGATGCTTAAGAGTCTGTATAGCTAACTCTTCTTTTTCCATATATATACCCCCTACCCCTTTTCTTTCCAATTTGCATGGGGGGGTGTTTCTATATCCTTACTTTTATCGTCTTTTCCTAAATTTGTACCCCCCACCCCCTCTTCTTTAGATTCTTCAAGGGGGGTATCAGGTGGAAACGTTTCCACTTCACTTTTTTCTTCTTCAGAATCAGTAGCTTGCGAGGGGTGATTTTCAGAATCAGTAGACTCAGAGGTGTTAGAAGAGGCGGATTGAGTGTTGGGAATACTATGTATTACAGTTCCATGCTCGGCGTGGTCAATTTTGGGGGGTCGGGTAGTGGTGGGGTCTTGATCTTGGGGTTCTGATTCTGTCGGATCATTTCCTGATAATTCCCTAAGCAGACTATCTCCATCATCTATCTCTGAGGCGTCAACATTGATAATAGTTTTTAGTTGGTCTAGTAGTCTTTCCTTGATCTTGCTAGATTCATGTATTACCCGTGTTTCTTTCCTGTCCACGAATGCCCCGACCTCGCTAACCTTTCCCAACAATTCCAAGGATCTTATGCGTTGGGCGTCTTTTACCTCAGGATTTAGGGCTAGTTCGGTTAACTGATGTATTACCAACTCCCTTAATCTTTCGGGTTTCTGATATTCCCTCGCCTCAAATGCCCGTGAGTAAGCATCTACTAATAGTTTTATGCGAGTATCGCCCATTAACTTTTGAGCATTTGCTGAGGCGGTTATTGGATTCCCATTAGTGTCATAAGCGATCTTATAAGCCTGTGCCTTTGGTTTACCTAGTGCGACCTGTTTAGCAAATGTCTTCTGCTTATGGGTTAGTTGCTTATCTCCAATTGATCCTAGCAATATCTGCTCAATAGGTATTTGCTCTAATCCCTCTTTTATTTCTCTCTTGCTGATCTTAGCCATATGTATAAATTGCGGTCTTTTTAGGTTTATCTTGGTTATGTAATTTAGTGGTAAATCGTAGGTATGTAATAAGAACAAATCATATACCTATTTTCTACTGTATGCAAACACACTACTGTATATAAAAACATTAGGGTATGTCATAGTATAAAAAAGTAGTAAAAAGTAGGTGAAAGGTATTGACATCCTTATAAACAAAGGATTAAAGTTGCAATATGTAGTTTTCTTTAATGTATTGCATATATGAAAGGGTTTATATGTCTAGATATCTAAAGGTATTAAAAAAGATTGATAAGGAAATGACTGCGAAAGGGTTTACCCTTTTTATGGTTGGTGATGGTGAAGACACTATTAACGCTGAGGATCACACCAAAACCAAGTTATACGATTGGGCGACACAATGCGATTTAGGTTCTATGCACTATCAAGACAATTTGGGGTTCAAGATTAGTTATTACCTTGTTTATGGTAATGCCATACACGAAACAATTGCGGATTATGGTTGGAATAGTGACACATCCAAGGCAATAGCGGACGAAGTTTGGAACATTGTATCGAGTCATTTTGAAAAAATGCACAGGGAATATGCTTAGATCGAAACGGGTAGAAATACCCGTCTAAGGGTTTTGCCCTTACTGATGAGATCAACTAACAGGAGTCTAAATTATGAAAGCAACATACTTTATTGAGGGATCGGAAGTTTCCTATTCTGAATGCCTCGATTACTTTGTGATGTATAGCGGATTTTCTAGGGATGATGCGGTTCAGGTTTTCAACGAAAACAATAGCCCTGATTGTGCCGATTACTTGAATCAGGAATGCTCAGAAATTGAAATTATTTATCAATAAGACTTGGAGATATAAAAATGAAATATATTCGACTAAAAGATGGTTTTGTAATGCAGACCGATAACCCCCAAAATTGGGAAGGGTGCGAGATTCTAACCAATGCAGAGGGTAAACGATTAATGGCAGAAAGTGCCAAGGAATCACTACTAAAAATCTTAAAACCTGATGACACTGTTTATACAGTTTTACGCCATGTTTCCCGTTCAGGAATGATGCGGAGAATTGACCTTTACACCTTTAAAGATGACAAAAAAATCTACTTATCGGGGTATTTTGCTTATTTATTTTGGGAAGAACCCCCAAAAGATGGTTATAAGGTTGGCGGTTGCGGTATGGATATGGGCTTTCACCTCGTTCACGAACTTGGTTATCGCTTATTTAATGATGGATATTCTTTAAAGCATGAATGGATTTGAGGGGGACACCATGAAAAAAGGCAGAGAATATATAAACGGGGGGACGAATGCCCCCACAATCCCACAATATGAGGGGCAGATCGCCAAATTTTTGTCCCCGTATGCTGATGTAGTTTGTTATGACATAGCCAAGACTAATAAAAAGTATGGGCGTCTTGAATGGTGGGGATTGATTGACCCAACAGAAGACCAAATTAAACAAGCAGAGGAGGTTTGATTATGTTTTATGTATATAAAAACACGATAAAAAATAGCGAGAGGGTGGCAGAGTTTGCAGACCAAAGCCACGCCATGGCTTTTATGGAGTATCACGCTTATAGGGATGATGATCCAAACCTAACAGGGTATGCGGTAAGGGATTACGAATTAAAAATTTATGCGGAGATTGAATCATGACACTAGACGAAATTAAAGACGCAATTGCAGAGGGTCGCAAGGTTTACCACGGGAATAAGAATTATGAGGTCATACAGGATAAGATCGGGCAATATTTGATCGTATGCTCATTTAATGGATATACCATAGGGCTAACCCATAGCGATAAGCAAACCATGAACGGGAAAGAGGCGGACTTTTTCTCAGAAACGCCTAGAGAAATCCGAGAGGCACAAACTAGGGCATTGATCGAAGACATTATGTCAGACCCAAGACCCGAAGACCTACCCAAAATTTACCAAGGTTTAGAGCATTATTTTGCCCTGAACTGCAACGCTGAGGAGATCGCTAGACAATGCAAAATCCGAGGCGATATCGACAAAAAACAGGAGAGGGTCAGGCATGAATCCCGTTAAAGACTGCTATATGCTCAA